CACGAACACGCACCGATAACCTTGAACTTTCCTTGAACTTTGTTCGCTGCCCGTTCACCCCGAATGCCGAAGTACACAGCACCCACGATTGGCGACTATCCGCACCGGCTGGTCCGCATCGCGCGCCGAAAATGTCACCGCAACGGTCAGCTGAGCCGTGATCGGCTCATTCGGGAGTACGGTGCCGAAACCGTATTGCCGGACCTGCGCACCAAGATCGCCACGGCTGCTGGGTGCGAGCGGGTCGGCAAGATGCATGACCCCTGCGACGCCCATTTTCAGGACCTGGTCCCTGAGGCTGTAGATCAAGCCGTAGATTAAAGAGTCCGCTTCATCCCCGCCAGCGCCGACTTGAGTTCGTCGAGGCCTTTCAGGATGAACGTGTTCTGCGTCTCCAGCGCGGTCAAACGATTGCTGGTCTTGTCCTGACCGTCGCGCACCATACCGATCGTCGTCTGATCGGTGGCCTCGAGGAGGGCAATACGCGCCTGGAGCTTGGTGATTTCCGAAGCCTGGGCCGTGATCATCTTGTCGGCGTCCCTTCGGCCGGCATTGCTGTCACCGTACCAGATCGCCATGGCCCAAAGCAGGCCGCCGAGCAACACCAGCATGTTCACGGTGCTGACCGTGAGCTGGATCATCCTTCCGTATTTGTCGAGCGCGGCGGACACTGTCATGCGCTCCTAACGTACATACCGGCTGATGAGGTCCCGGATCGTGCGCGGCTTCTTTGCGGCGTTGCCGTTGGCATCTTTCGGCGCCGGGGCATCCCATTCGACGGGTCGCGCCTTCGGCCGCGGCTGCGAGCAGCCGGCCACAAGGCCCTCCGTCGTGTCGTCAATCCAGGCTTGATCGTGCGGCGTCTTGCCGAGGATCTGATGCTCTGGCGCGTGCGCGAGTTCGCAGGCTCCGCTAACGACAGACGCCGGCTGTGGTGTCCCACACCCGGTCAGCAGCGCGACAATCCCACACGCGGCGAACCGCCTTGTTGCGTGCATCGATCGCCTCCTTGTTGTTGGCGGCGACGTCGAGCATGGCGGCGTCATAGCCGGATTGGTAAACGTGGTGGTGCCAGTAGACGTAGCCGGCGGCAGCGGCGGCGAGGATGGCGGCACCAATGCCGACCTGCCAGACCACCGGGAGCGCGCGGATCACGGCGAGCATCAGTTGAGCCCCTGCAAGCACATGGAGCGTTCGGCGAGGCGGCGGCGCGTCAGGCCGGGGAACACGACCCCACCGGCTTTATCCCAGCGCAGAAGCTCGTCGCAGGCGCCGCGGATGTCCCCCGCATTGGCTTTGCGGAGCAACGTGGAGCCGCAGAACGCGCCGGCGCCGACGTTGTAGGTGAAGGACAGGAAAGCCTGCTGGGTCTTCTCCGGGAGCGCGACACGCAGGCACTTCAACATGCCGTCTTCGTGCTCGACCAGGGAATGGACCAGCATGCTGTCGCACTCGGCGCGGGTCGCGGTCTGACCCATGCGGACGTTTTTCGTCTCGCCGTAGCAGATCGTCGGGATCCCAACGACGTCGCGGTACGCCGTCTGTCGCAGCCCCTCGAAGCCGCCGACAAAGATAAGGCAGACACCGAGCGCGCCGGCTGATAACCGCTTAGCCCGCGTCAATGTCCACCCCCAGGTTTTTCTGGGCGACGAAGCGCGCGATGATGGCGCCGGTGACGACGAGGAAGACGACGGCGGCGTAGGCCACGAGATACTCGGTCGGCACCACGGGCGCGACGAATGGGACCGCCACCGCGCCGCCGGACAGGACGGCCGCCACGAGCATCAGCCGCACGCTCCACGCGCGCTTGGCTATCGCTTTCCAGTCGTCGATGAGTTTAATGCCCGGCTTACCCATGCCCGGCACAATCGCTGCGCGAGCCGACTACCGGCAACGCACGGCGGCCTAGCGACCCTCCAGGCCAAGGCGCCGATTGGCCCCGCCTTCCATCTCGTCAAACAGACGGCGCAGGTAAAAGACGTTCTGCATCGCGGTCAGGCGTCGGATCGCTGCCGTGTCGCCAGCGTTCCAGTCGCCGCTCGCAGCCGCGCCGGCGGTCCGCGTGATCGCCTCGATCTTGCCCGCGGTCGGGCCGACGAGTTGATCCAGGATCGAGCGGCTCGCCATTCGCGACAACGGCTTGTCCGCGCCGATGAGGCGATACATATCCACGCCGCCGCGCGTCATCTTGGAAGCAAGGTTGTTGCCCTCGCCGATCCAGCCAGTGATGCCGCCGCGGTCGATCGCTTCCTTGATCCAGTCCTGCGGCTTGTCGCTTACGGGCTTGCCGGCGGCGAGGTTGTTGAGGCGATAGGCGATCATGCCAAGGCCCATCGAGAAGATGAGACCCTGCAACGCCTGGGCGTCCGCACGCTGCAGGTTGGCCAAGAGCACGCGCTGCGTCGCCGCCGCCGTGAAGCTCTTGAACTGCCCGAACAGCGAGATAACCGGCGTCGAAAGCCACAGCGGCTTTTCCTGCCCCGGCGTCACCACCGAGATATCCGCCTCCCGCGCCACGGCGCCCTCGAACGCCATGCGCGCGCTCTTGTCCGTCCAATCGGCTGTGTTCGGCAGATGCACGCCGTCGCGCACCTCGCCGCCGCGCTGGAACTGCTCCCAGATACGCGTTGCCGTCGCAGCGTCGATATTGGACTCGGCCAGCTGGCGCATCTGCCGAGGCGTAACCTTGCCCTCCGCCACCGCTTTGGTCGCCCGCAGGATCTCCGCGCCGGCCACCAGCGAGGCGTTGGTCTTGGCCCAGTCGGTCCAGGGCGCCAGCATGTTGACCATCTGGAACTTGTCGGCGCCCCACGACAGCGCGCGCTCGACGCGACTGCCGGGCCGATACAGCTCCGTGATATCGGACATCGCGTGCAGGCGCGTCGACGAGAACATCTCGGTCGCGATGCCCATGGCGCGGTACTGCTTCGCCGCCTGCTTCCAGGCATCGCTTCCGCCCATCAGATAGCTCACAAACGGCGACCACGCATCGTTGAACGAAGCCGAGAGACCGTGCCGGAACACCTGTCCCGCCATGTCGGGCAGCGACGACACCGCCGACATGCCCATAAGCGAGATCACGTTGTAGCTCTTCACCGCGTTGGCGACCCGTGCCGCATTCCGCACCGGCAGGTCAGGAGAAAAGCCGTACACCCCCCGAATACGATCGCGCACCGCCGACAGATCGTCGATCGCCTTCCGACGCTCGTTCTCGATCGACGTGCGGGCCTTCTCCGTCTTGGCCTCCGCGCTTAGCCGCGCATAGTCCTCGTTGATCTTGCGGAAGGCCTCCGTCATGCCGGTGTCGCCGAAACGCTCGGTCAACAGCACATCGGGAACGATGGTTCGAAGATAGTCGCGGTGTGACTTGAGCGCGCTTGGCTCGAGGAAGTCTTCAATCTCGGCATCGGGGATCGCAAACCGGCGGGCAGCGAGCGGCCCGCGCGCGGCCGGTTCTCCGGTGCGGCCCGGCGTTTGCGGCCCGCCGCGATATTCGTCGTAGGCAAGGCGCCCATCGGGCGAACCCAGAATGCGATCCGTCGTTTCCTCCGCCCGCGCGCGCAGCTCGATATCGGATATGTTGCGATCACTCCCAAGAATACGCCGCACGACGCGATCAACCGCAGCATCGGCGCTTTCGAGGCGCGGCGAGGCCGCATCGCGCCCACTCTCCGCGGCATACTTCTCCCGCGCCTTGAGCGCGTTCTTTGCATCGGAAGCCGACCGCCCCTCCCAGGCTCCGATCACCTGCTCAATCTCTGCCCGCACCGCGTCGCGCTGGCGCTTGGCGAGATCAATCGCATCCACGATGAGTTCCTGCCGCAGCTCGGCTCGATCGAGACGGTCTTGCAGCACACCAAGGCGGCCGCGATTGGCTCGTTCGCCGCGCGCCGCCTCGTCCGTGACAGCCGTCGCCTTGCCATAGCGCCGCTCCGCCGCCGCGCGGGCTGTGATGGCATCGCTCAGCGCCGATCTGATCTTCTGGATTTCGGCTCGGCCCGCACCCAGTTGCTCCTCGACATCGGCGCGGCGCATGGATGCCGGGATGATCTGGCCCGCCGCTTCCATATCGGCCGCGATCTTGTCGAGGTCCTGAAGGGTCACATCTCCCATGCGACCGTCGCGCAGAAGCTTGCCCACGTCGCGCACGTTCTTCACGTCGACGCCGGCACGGTTGAACAGCTCATCCAGCGCGGAGGCCAGCTTGCCGGCGTCGATCAATTCCCGGTCCGCCTTCGACATGCTCTCGACCCACCACCCCGGAGGCTGGCCGCGCATGGCATCGTCGATGAAGGTCAGGACCTGATCCGGTGTGGGTCGCCCGTTCGGAAAGAAACCGGAGTATTCGTTCGCCAGCTTCTCGCCCCACTCGTCCAGCGAGCGGCCTTGTTTATTGACGAGACCGGGGCGGGCCTTGGCGCCGCCGATGACATGGGCGACATCGCGATCAGAGACGCCGCCATTGGCGACGATATAGTTGATGAAAGACGGCGCCTTGGGCGGATTGCGGCGGCCCGCGACAATCTCGGCCGCAGTCCGCATCGGGCCGGAGAGGATGCCGCGAATTTCCTCGTCCTCGATCCGGCGCAGATCGGCCTCCGTCACCCGGCGATCGAGGCGACGAAGATCCGAGACTTCCTGCTCGAGCTGATCGACGCGCGCCTGCAATGCCGGGTCTTTGAGATCTGCGCGGGCGTCTCGAATGAAGGACTCGACCTCCGTCAGCTCATCGGCGATATCGGTTTCGCGTTCCTTGAGCGCGCCAACCCGCTTGCCGGTGCGGCGGACCTCCATCGACCGTTCGTTGAGCCGCGCCGCGATCCGCTCCTGCGCGCTGGCCAGCCGTTCGAGCTTTCCTTGCCAGCGGGCTGCCTTGTCGCTCCACGTCTTGAGCTGGTCGTTCAGACCGGAGAGCCGGTCCTGGGCGATACGCTTTTCATCCTGATCGCGCTTGAAGTACTCCGTCACCTTGTCGACGAATTCGCCACGCCGCGCGCCGATCGCCTCCCGGTTATAGATGCGGTTGAGATAGCTGTCGGCGCCAACGGGTTTGACATCTTCCGGGAAGAAGCCGGCGTTGATCGCCCGCTCCTTCCATTCGTCGTAGTGCTTTCGCAGGAACTGCGCCGCCTGCTGAACCTGCGGAATGTCGTGCTGATCGTTCCGGCGCATTGCCTTGGCAATTTCGGCGTCGAATTGCTCGAAGGTCATGTAGCCGCTGGAGCGCCCGCCGAAACTTTCCATTTGCGCCCGCAGGCGCGGGAACGTAGTCTCAGGATCGCCGAAGCGATATTCCGAGAAAAGCCGCTGCACCTCGTCATGGGCCGCGATGTTCGCCTGTTCACGCAGGAGCTTGGCGCTGCGATCGAGCGCAGGGCCCGCGGTCGTTGGGATGCCGCGAAGATTTTGCTCGGTAAGCAGCGGCGTTTCCGCCAGATCGACCGCCGCACGCCGGGCCGCCTCGCTGCGCGAGCCCATCAGTCGCGACATCGGATCGAAGCGGTCGAGCAGGCCGCCGAGGATGGTGCGTACGGGCGCGGCGGTACGGGTATCGGTCGCTGCGGCACCTACTGACGCGCCCAGGGTATCGCCCGCCAGTCCGCCTTCGGGGGCGAGCGGCGCTTCACCGCCCGGCACAATGCCACTCTCACCAGCGGGCCGGGTATTGGCGGCGTTCAGCACATCCTCCGCCTCCTTGTTACCGGCATGCCGCGCCATCGCCAGCCGATCGGCGTGCAGCGCGTTCTCGGCCGCAACCCGCTCGACCGGCGACATCCGCGCCACCGTCAGCGGTCCAAGCAGCGCACCGAGAAGCGTCGCGGTCGCAATGTTGGTCAGGCTCTCGCCGGCGGTGCGGGTTTCCTGCGTCTGTTGAAGGATGCCCTCCGACACGGCCGCGCCGGCGCCAAAGCCGGCCGCCATTCGTCCAGCCTGGGCAAGCCGCGCACCCCGGGCCGCCACGGCCATCTCTCCGCCGACAGGCACCAACCAGGTCGAAGGATTTGCGATGCCGGCGAGCAATTGCGCTGCCATGCCGCCAAGGCCCGCCGCATCAAGAACCTTGCGATCGGCCTCCTCTTCGTCGATCCGTCGCTTGATGTGCTCGGTCTCAGTAGGCGAGCGCGAACCCGCGAAAGCATCCGCATGCTGATCGAAATACGGCGTGCCCTTGATATCGGGCAGTGGGTTGTAGTCCGGCACCGGCGGAAACGCGCCGTCCCACATGCGCCGCGCGAGCGACACCACTTCGTTGTCCTGTCGAAAAGCGGCACCGAGCGTCTCCAGCGCGGTGCCGGCCTGCGGCACGTCTGGCGCGACGCCATTTGGAACGCGTGACGTGTCGGGATTTGCGTCGATGAACGGCATCAGTACCTCAATCCAGCACCGAAGGGCGCGCGCCCCTCATCGCCAAAAGTCTCGTCAAGCTGCTGCCGGGTCAGCACGCGCTGGCGTTGGCGCTCAAAGGCATCGGTCGGGTTGCCGGGGCCGGCATCGCTGTTCCATTTGTATCGTTGAGGCAGAATGGACATGACCCCGCCCTTGGTGTGATCGGTGATACGAACGAGGTAAGACGGCGGCCGCCCCTTCTGAGCCTCATCTTCGGTCTGCCGATCGGCGACCAGCTCCCAATCATAGCTCGCCCGCGGCAGCGATCCGGGCACAAGGCCACTTGCGAAGGCCATCGAAGGGACCCGAGGTCCCAAGGTCTTGGCAATGTCCGCCTCGAGCTGCCGCTGCATCCACGCCCACGATCCGCCGATATTGGGATAGAATTTCTCAGGCGGGTAAAGCATCAACTTGCCGCCATTGACCCCAGATGCCGCCCACTTCGTGCGCGTGATTTCGGTCCCCTTCTCGATCGCTTTGTCTTTGTCCAGCGTCTCGGCATAGACGCGCGCGACGTTCTCGGACCAATCGCCCATCAGCGTCGCGCGCGCCACGGGATCGGTCGGCATGGCCGGCTGCGTGCCGGTGATGTTGCGCGCAACCACGCCCGGCGTCACCCACCAGCTCTGATCGAACTTGGCAACAACCTCATCCGGCTTGAGCTTGCGTGCTATTTCGAGCCCTTCGTTCCGCGCCGCCCTCAGCCGCTCGCGAACCTGCGGATCGAGCGCCGCGGCCGATCGTGACTTGGCGATATCGTCCGGCGTCATGTATCGAAGCTTCGTTTGCCACGCCGCCAGTTCGTGAACGGCATCGGTGCCGAACAGATTATCAACGCTCTCCGGCGCGCGCTGCCAGATACGGTCAAGGAACGTCATGGCCGCGTTGTAGCGATCCGGGCTCGTCGAGCGCACGGCTCCGGCGACGGCTTCCTTGATTTCCTTGCCCGTCAGCGTCGGCAGCAACGCATCGTCCGGCGCCGACGCGAGCATGTCGAAGGCAGCGGTCGCCTGGTCGACAGGCCCATAGGTGATGGCGGCCGCCGTCGAGGCGCGATCGGCCGGGCGCAGTGGCGAGCCGATCGGCGTGTCTTTGGACACTGCGGTGCGACGGGCCAACGTCACGCGATCGGCGAGGCCCTGCTGTGCGGCCCGCGGGTTGGTGAAGTCGAGCGGGGCGGGCGGTTTAATGCCCGGCGTCGTCTCGATCGCCAGCCCGATAGGATCCTCACGCGCAAGGCGCTGCTGCCGCTCGAATTGCTTCTGCACGAGCTCGTACACCTGGCGGTTCGATACGGTCGCACCTTCCGCCTCCATGCGCGCTCGCATCCGGTCGAGCACCGCCTGCCCCGTGCCTTCCGGGGCATCCTTGAGCAAGCGGCCATATCCTTGCGCCTTGGCGAAGGTCTCGACTTCCGTCGCCCATGCGGTATCGCCGCTGATCGACGCGGCGTAGCGGACGGCTTCAAACTCGGAAGGGTCTGTCAGTTCGCCGCGCTCGAGCATGGATTTCATCTGCGGCCAGACCTTGCGCTCCTGGGCCACATAGAACTGCTGCACGCCCTTCGTCACGTTGCCCAGCGATTGATCCGGGGCTTCCGGGGCGCGGCCGAGATTGTCGAGCAGCTCGCCTACGGTCTTTGGCCGCCCATCCTTCGTATAGAACAGCGAATGGTTCGAGGCCGCGGCCGCAGGATCGATATCGGCCGCCCTTGCGCCTCGATCCGCTTTGATCATCGTCGCCGCGCCGCCAGCGCCGAGGACATGCGCGGTGTAGAGATCGCCAGGCGTCGGGTCCCGGCCAAGCGATGCCTTCAACGATTGGGCGTTCGCAGCCGTCAAACTCGCCGCCATGTCCGCAGAAACGGCGGCATCCGAGCGAAGGGCAAGGATCTGGCGCTTCACCTCTGGATCACGGACGATGTAGCGGCCGCCATCCGTCTCGATCTTCGCCGCGAGATCGCCAAGACCAATCGCGGCACCGCTCCGCTTGACCTCAGCGAGCCAGGTCTGCTCCACAAACTGGAAGGGACCGGTCGCAGTCGAATTCGGATTGCGCGCGTTCACATCGCCGCCCGACTCACGGATGGCTACCTGCGATAGATAATTCGGATCGACGCCGCGCCGAAACGCTGCGGCTTCGGTGGCGCCCATGAGCCCAGGCGACAACTCGCCGCGCATGCGGGCGAGCTCTATACCGAGCTGCGGCAAGGTCTTTCCCCCGCCCGGCCGATACGCGGCGGTGGCGTCGTGAATGCCGGCGCGGATAATGAGATTGCGGCGTTCCGTGAAGGCCCCGGTGCGGGCGAGTTCGTCGGACACCGCGCGAACCTCGCCCGGATCAATGTCTTGATTGCTGTCGAGCCGGGCGCGCAGGTCTTTCGACATCTCGACCGCCGCGCCGCGATCCTCCTTGTCCCGCGCCTGCTCGAGACGGATTGCCGCCAGCCCGCGATTGAAAATCTTGTCCCGCTGCGCCGGCTTGAGCGAAAGGCTATCGTTTTCGCGGACATTCTTCGTGAGGTGTTCGACAGCGGCGTCAAACCCCTTCTCCCGATAGACGGAGAGCGCATCGCGCGCAGCCATTTCGCCCTGGGCGCGGCCTTGCAGATCGGCCCGCAAATAGTCGGCCATCTCCGGCGACATGCGGCCCATGTCGACCGCCGTCCGCAAAACATCGTCATGAACTGTGAGTGCCGCGGAGAACTCGGGATCGGGCTGACCGTCAGCCCCCCGCACCTTGCCGGCGCTGGCCAGGGCCATGACATCGTCATCTGCCGATTTCTGACGCGCCGTGAGCGCGTTCGTCGCGAGGCGATCGTCCTCGTGCCGCTTCTCCGTGAGCAGCGTCGCATAGGTGCCATCGAAGGTGCGGTTGAGATAATCTTTCGCGTGCGGCCCCATCCAGCCAGGGACCTGCCCCAGCGCGCCGTCACGAGACGCCTCCGCCCACTTCTTGAAGCCCTCAGGATCGCGCGCAAAACGATCGCGCGCTTCGACGTTCTCCTTGCGCCATTTCTCCTCGAAGTCTGCCGTGGCGCCGGCTTGCTGCAGGTGTACGTCCCGCTGCATCGTGTCGAGGCCGGCACGCGCAATCTCCTCGCCAGCGGCAGCGATCTTGCCCCACGCGGCAGCGCTCGACAGTGCATCGGCGTTCAGCGACGGAGCCTGAGCCAGAACGCCGGTCGGCTTCGGGATGGGAAGGCCGGTGCCAGCCATCGGCTAACCTTTCTTCGACGTCGGGAAGGCGTACATGTTCGCCACCTTCGAGCCGGTGCTGAGGATCGTGGACGCCGCGGAAAGATCACCAGCGAGCAGCGAGGTCCGCGCCTTTCGCTCGGCCATCTCGGCGCCGCGACGCGCAGTGTCCGCCCGCTGGAGATAGTTCAGCCGCTCAGTGGCGATCTCGCGGTCCTGGTCCTCGATCGTAGACGTCATGATCGCCTGCCCCGTCGGGCTGCTGGTCCCCACGCCGCGGCCGCCGCGAATGACCTGGATGGTTTCGAGGTTAGACGTCAGTTCCTCGCGCCGGCGCGCTTCCGATTGATCGGCTGCGGTACGGGCCTGTTGCGCCTGAACTTCGAGCTGCTGCTTTTCGAACATCGCCGCGCGGGCTTGTTCGCGGCCCTGCATGCTCTGGCCGTACGCCGACAGCGCACCGCCGCCGGCCGTCATTGCCGCGGATCCGGCGACGAGAAGCTCCATACCGCTCATGGTCAGAACGCCACGGTTGTCCGAACCGCTAGAATGTCCAGCGGCAACGGATCGGGTTGATTGAAGATGACGGTCGGTTGCTCTCGCCAGCCCAAGAAGCCGAACCTCTGCGGGCCATTTTTCGCCGGCGGCGGCTGATCGACTTCGTCAGTCACTTGGTAGGCGGACAGAACGTAGCCGTTCGCAGCAAAGCGTTGAGACCCGATGACATGCGCGGAGCACTCCACGATCCGCATCAGATCGCCGACTGCGGCGCCCTCCTCATCGTCTACGACGGGCGGGAGCGTCTCCAGCACCGAGTCGTAATAAAGTCCGACGATGTACGGCCCATCAGGCAGCGACGACAGCGACGGCGGATAGGTTCCAAGATACGCGGTTCCCGTGACTACGCACACTTCGGTGCCCCCGAACCGTGCTGCGACATTCGCATCCATTTCCGCCTTGGTGGCGTAGGACACCGCGCAGTCCAGGGTGATGTTCTGATCGAACAGTTCGAGCGTGTAGATCGTGTTGCCGCCGATCTGCCGCGTCATCGCTGCGTAGAGATAGCCCTCGGTGGCAGCGATTGATTGCACCTGCCCGTTTGTGTCCCAAGGCGTGAAGTTCCTGATGCGCTCTTTCTCGACGAGCTGCATCACGGCAAGCGTGCCGCTGGCATTGCGCGCGACTGCGTATCGCTCGGTGCCGCCGGCATAGTTCGACGTCACCGCCAGATCGGTCGGGTTATCGAGCATGTGGTACGCTAGCAGCGAAACCTCGTCCGCCTCCCATGCACGCGTGAGGTCACCGGTCGGGCGGGCCTTGATGACCGTCGATCCCGACATGATGAGCACGCCGTTGTCGAAGGCGACATGGCGGACGCCTTCGGTGATCGGCCAGGGCGACCCGAACGGGAAGAATGCGATCGAGCTTGGCCGGAAAGGCGTCTGGGCGCTTTCCGGCACATAGTAAGGCCCGGCATCCGTCGAGATCAGCAGTTGCTCGGCGCTGTGGAGCTGGAGGATACGGCTCGCCGCGTTGTCGCCGATCGACTCAATGAACGCGTCCGCGTCCGATCCGTCATCGACGTTGAAATCGTACAGATTGTTGAACCGCGACCCGATGAGATAGTCGGGCGCCGACCGATGGCCGCCGAACAGGAGCCGGTTTCGATGCAGCTCGACACACGACGGATAGCCATAGACCGGGCTGAACATCTGCTCATCCCAATCAGTGACCGCGCCATTCGTTGTGGTCGATACGCTGGAAATCGTGGTGTTGCCCTGCGGCCCGACCAGCTTGTCCGAGCTGTCGAACGCCGTCAGCCGGTCGGTGAGGATCACCGTCACGTGCGTGCTGTCAGGAACCGCTGAGATGATTGCCTTTGCGCCCGTCGTATCACCGGCAACGACTTCGCCCACGGCAAAATTCGCCGAAGAGCCGACGGTCAGCGCATAGGTCTCGGGGAGCACTTCGACAACAGTCGCGGTGCAGGATAGGCCGTCAAGCGCCACCGCGGTGATGAGACACGCGCGGCCGTGGTATCGGATGTAGGTGCCGACATGCGCCGCGGTGAAGTGCGCCACGCTGCCATCCACCGAAAGAGTGATGCTGCCCGTGACGTCCGACGCCGTCAGTCGGCGCGATGCGTCCGCGAACTTCAGATACGGTTGCTCCGGCCGGTTCGCTGGGCCAGTCGCGAACACATAATCCGAGAGCGCCCAGGTCGATGCACCCGTGCGCTTGAGCACCTGCGTCTTCATGTCCGGGTGTGTCAGGAACATCGTGTCGCCCGACTGCACGTAGTTCATCGTCCGCCAGGTGTCGCCGGTCCACGGGCAAAGCGACAACTGCCCGGCGGCCGTGACGAGACCGCCGGCGCCGATCGCGAAGAAGTTCACGCGCCCGTCACCAAACGCCACCACGTACTGGATCGCGCGCCGCACGGTCCAGACGCGGATGCGCGACGGGCCCGGCAGGTCCGGCAGTCGCCACGTGCCTGGCCGGCGCTTCGTGCCACCGCCGATCAGACAGCGGCGATTACGCAGCGACTTCGCGCCGTTCTGATATTGGTCGGTGTCCTGGCGCATGCCGAGATCGGGCGCCAGCTCGCCGGCTGAGAAATTGCTTTGGAGGATCTTGCGGCGCGGCACATCAGCACCGCGTCATTCCGCCGCCGCCGCGGCGGGCCAGCAGCACAGGCGAACCGACCGGCTTCCGCGGCGGCTCCGATTGCGCGTCTCGGTTCTTGGCGGTCAGCCACCATTTGGCCGCTGCATCCTCCCGCAGTTCGGCCTCACGATATCGCTCGCCGATACCGCGCAGAAAGATCGCCTCGAGCTGGATCGTGATGCCCTCCCGAAACCATTGCGGCCAGTCAGCCTCCCGCGCGCGAAACACGGCGTGCAGAATGACCGCGTCGGTCGCGCCGGCGTCGCACAGCACCACATCACCCATGATCTGATAGGGGATCGCCTGCCCGCCGACCTTGACCGTGCGGATTTCCAGC